TATGACGAAGCTTTTTATGACATTACTCCTTTAGAGGCACAACTATCAGGAACAGCTACCTTTGATACAGTCCAAGGATCTGCAGATGTAGTTGTTAATTTAACGTCACATGGATTATCTAATGGACGATATATTGTCTTTGATACTATGTCAGTTACTCCTAATGGATTTACAGCAGCCTCAACATTTACCAATAATGCTTTTGAAGTAAGAGACGTAACAACTCATACTTTTAAAATCACAGCCCCTACAGTAGCAGTTAATCCAGGAGGAGGTGGCACTGGATCAGCAACTGTACAACCTTATGTTATTGTAGGACCAACTTTTCAAACAGCTGGTTATGGGTGGAGTACATATCTCTGGGGTGATTCTACATGGGGAACAGCACGAACAGTTAGTAATGTAATATTAGATCCAGGTAATTGGTCTTTAGATAATTTTGGAGAAGTATTAGTTGCTACTATTCATGACGGTAAAACTTTTACTTGGGACGCAGGAACCACTAATCCTAGATCAATAAGAGCTTCAACCTCTACATCAGGATTTTCTACTTCCGCTAATCCAACTGCCAGCAGATTTACATTGGTTTCAGATAGAGACAGACATTTATTTCATTTTGGAACTGAAACAACTATTGGAAACAGCGCGACTCAAGACCCTATGTTTGTAAGATTTTCTAATCAAGAAGATTTAAATACCTATACTCCAAAAGCAACAAACACCGCTGGAACATTTAGGTTAGATACAGGAAATAAAATTGTTTCTGCTATTCAAGGTAAAGATTATGTTTTTGTATTAACCGATTCAGCAGCTTACGTAATTCAATTTGTTGGACCTCCATTTACTTTTTCAGTGAGACAAGTAGGAACTCATTGTGGATGTATTGCACAACACGCAGCTACCTATGTTAATGGTGCTGTTTATTGGATGTCTGGTGAAGGTGGATTTTTTATGTACGATGGTACTGTAAAAGCTTTGCCTTGTCTTGTAGAAGATTTTGTATTTACAACACGAAATGGAGACTTGGGAATTAATTATAATGCAGCGGCTACAGTTTATTCTGCCCCTAATTCTTTATATACTGAAGTTAATTGGTTTTATCCTAAAGCAGGATCGGAACAAATAGATCGATGTGTAACCTATAACTATCAAGAAAACTGTTGGACTACTAGTTCATTAGCTCGATCTACCTATCAAGATCAAGGAGTCTTTAATGTGCCCTACGCTACTGAATACAATGTTACAACTACTCCAGTAACTCATTTAATTAATGGTGTTACCAATAAATATGGAACATCAATATATTACGCTCATGAAGTAGGAACAGACCAAGTAAACAGTTCAGGCACAACAGCGATTGCAGCATTTATTAGATCAGGGGATTTTGATATAGACGACGGAGAATTATTTATGTCTATGAGAAGATTTATGCCTGACTATAAATTTTTAGTAGGTGATTCAAAAGTAACTTTATTTATTTCTGATTTTCCTTCTGATATTCAAACAGGGTCACCACTCGGACCCTTTACAATAACCAGCACTACTGATAAAGTAGACACTAGAGCGAGAGGAAGATTACTATCATTAAAAGTTGAAAACGATGCTGCAGGACAAACGTGGCGTTATGGTAGTTTTAGAATGGATGCTCAACCAGACGGGAGAAGATAATGACTAAAAGATTAAATATTAAAAAAGCTATTAAGAAACCAGGCTCTTTAAGAAAAGCTTTAAACATTAAAAAAGGTGAAAAAATTCCTTTAGATAAATTAAATAAGGCAGCTAAGGCAAAAGGTAAATTAGGCCAACGAGCTCGTTTTGCTAAAACTTTAAGAAAAATAAATAGAGCGTAATGGCTAAGTTAACTAACTATATACCTGAACCTAAACAAGAATATGAAGTAGAAAACCAAAGACAAATTATTGAGTCTATGACAACTATGAAACAACAATTAAATTTTTCTTTTCAAGAAGATTTAAAAAATGAACAGGATGCATTTAATTATTTTTTATCATGACAATACAATATAAAAATCAAGGTTTTAAACAATCGGATACAGCCAAAGCTACAGTGCTTACGTGTCCTACTACTGCAGCAATTATAGTTAAAAGTGTTTATTGTGTTAATAACGATGCATCATCATCTATTTTAATAAATATGAATTTTGTTGATTTTTCTGATTCTAATACTGAGTATGAGTTTTTTCGAGATGATGTGGCTGCTAAGTCGCAAGTAAATGCTTCACCTCAAGGCTTGAATTTAGAAGGAGGGGATGCTATAACTGTACAAGCAGCGACAGGAAGTAATAAAATACAAGGCCTAATAAGTTATGCTTTAATAAACAGAGAGAATGAAAACGGATAATATAATAAAGATAGATTGCACTACAATAACTACGTGGCGTAATACTAAAACAAACGAAGTGTTTAAAAAGAAAGTAGAAGGGGAAGATATAGTACAAGATGTTACTGTGCAAGTTTCTCCGAAAGGTTTAGACATGATACAGAAAACAATGAAAAATGATAACAAACCAAAACCCTAAAGGCGGCACTGAGTTACAATTAGAATTTTTAACTAAGTACGTCAAAAAAGAATTGTTAGATCAAGTACAAATCTGTACTAGTGTTCCCGGTAAAGTTCCTATTGATCCAAATAAAATAAATATACTTTGGCAAAAAAATTCTTACGATCAACCTAATTTACATCCTTGGTTTAAAAATAAAGCTAATCATCACAAGTACGATTGGTATGTATTTAATTCACATTGGAATTATGAAAAATTTAGAATGATGTTTGGTCTACCTTGTCACAAATGTTTAGTTATTAAAAATGGAATAGAAAAAATAGGAAAAGCTAAACCTTATGAACAAAATAAACCTATAAAAATTATTCATCAAAATACTCCTTGGCGAGGACTAAGTGTATTATTAGGCGCAATGCAATTAGTTAAAAATCCTTTAATTAGTTTAGATGTATATTCATCTACAGAAATATATGGAAAACAATTTTATGAACAGAATGATCATAATTATACCGCTCTTTATAAACAAGCTAAAGAATTACCTAATGTAAATTATATTGGTTATAAACCAAATGAATACATTAGAGAAAATATACATAACTATAATATGTATGTGTACCCAAGTATTTTTGAAGAAACGTCTTGTATATCTTTATTAGAATCTATGGCTGCAGGTCTTTATTGTATTACCACTAATTACGGAGCTTTGTTTGAAACAGGTGCAGAGTTTCCAATGTATATACCTTATGATATTAATTATAGAAATTTAGCTGAAAAGTTTGCTTATGGCATTGAAGCAGCTGCAGCTACTTTACATGAACCATCTATTCAAGAACATTTAAAAGATCAATCTAAATATGTAAATACCTATTACAACTGGCACAAGCAATCTACGTCTTGGGCTCGATTTTTACAAGGAGCAATTAATGCAAAAAAGTAATACGCCTTCGGGCAAAAACAATGAACCCATCTGGTTTAATGAAACAACTTCGAGCAAAACAATAGCTCATAACGAAGATACTTATCAAACTATAAAAACAAATAAAGTAGAGTCAGAAGTTACAGAAATAAATATAGGGAATGTCTCGCCCTATAAAATTATGGTATGTACACCCTGTCATAGTGAAGTCACTATGCATTACACTCAAGCTGTTTTAAAATTTCAACAAGCTTGTATGAGAAGAAATATAATAGTGAGTTTTACATTATTAAAATCTTCTTTAGTTACACAGGGTAGAAATTTATGTGTAGCTAGTATGTTAAATCATGAAGACAATTATACTCATTTATTGTTTATAGATTCTGATATTGATTTTAACGCAGCCACAATATTTAAAATGTTAGAAAAAGATAAAGATATTATCGGTGTACCCTATCCAATGAAAACATTAAGTTGGGATAAGATGTGGAGAAGACTGCATGAAAAAGAAGACGCTATTCAAGGTCCTGATGATCTAATGTCTTCAGGATATACTTATCCAGTAAAGACAGATAATCCTAATAATGTTGAAGCAAAAGATGGTGTAATAGAACTTACTCACATACCAACAGGATGTATGTTAATTAAAAGAAAAGTATTAACTGATTTAATTGAAGCTAATCCAAATCTTGAAATATTTCAACCAACCATCATAAATGGTAAAGAAGTTAAACAACCAAATATGTACAATTTGTTTGACACTTTACATGACCCTAAAACAAAAAGATATTTTGGTGAAGATTTTGGATTTTGTCAAAGATGGCGAAATTTAGGTGGTAAAATATATGCTTATATTAATGACTATATAACACACATTGGTGAGTATTCTTACTGCGGTAGATTTAGAGATGATCTTTGGCAAGGAAGCAGAGCTCTCAAATCTGTTGACGAGCCTAAAAAAATCAAATAAAGTATAGTATTTTCAGGATATCTATGCCTGCTCAACAGTATAAATATATTTAAATTATGGCAATATCTAGATCTTTAATGAACAGACAATTACAAGCAAACGGTGGCATCATGCAAGTTGCACCTAGAGAAAAGTTTGGTTTAGGAAGCTCACTTAAAAAATTTGTAAGAAAAATTATACCCAATGAAGTAGCAGATATAGCCGTTAAGGCTGCTCCTTTTGTAGCTCCATTTAACCCTGCTCTTGCAGGCGCTATGGCCGGTATTGGTAGTTTTGATCAAACTGGTAGTATTGGTGATTCTTTAAAAAGCGGTGCATTAACATATGGTGGTGGACAAGCTGCAAGATACATTGGTGGTGCGGGATTCCAAGGTAATCCTTTTGCATCAGGCGGTGCATTTACGCCATCAGGTTTTACTCAAGGATTTAGTTCTCCTTTAGGTAGTGAGACTGGTCTTGGTAAGTTCTTCTCGAACCGAGGAACTCAACCTGTTGAAGGTGTTAATTATGCTACGGCCGATTCAGCACCTGTTAAAAGTGGTATTACAGAATCTTTTGCTACAGCCGATTC